CCGATACCGGGTGCAAAGCCATGACATCTTCTTTAGAACATAACACCCATGCCATAAACATCCTCCTGTCCATACTTGGACAAATCTTTCATTATCTACAATCGACTATGATAGCAAAAAGAAAAGGCTCCTGATTTCTCAGGAGCCTTAATGGCTTTACCAGGGGGTTACGACAAAGTGCGGGCCTCACGACCCGCAACATTTTTTGTCAGATTACGGCTATACTATGAAAGTTTTGCATGCCGGATGAGAGTAAACAAATTTGGATAGACCACACGAAGAGCGTGGTATGACTTCAGGAAGAAGTCGTAGCTATCCTTGGTGCGGGCCAACTCAATGAAACTCAGCAGATTGTCCACCCGGCGACCCATGTCGTCGACTTTACCGACAAAGGAAGCGCCTCGGCGGGGGCTCATGTTGAGCAACAGAATGTTCTGTTCGCCGGCTGCCAGAGGTTTCACTGCGATCAGCGACTTCGAGCCATCGTCAGTATAGGCTGCCACAGTACCGTTCACGATACCGTCAGCATCATAGGTCTTTGCGGCGATGATGTCGATCAGGCTGTACACCGAGTCGGTGGACAGTTTGCGGAAGACCATATAGGATTTGGCGTTTGCGTCGGCGGTCCAGGTCAGGTTCGCCTTGTTGTTTCCCGAGCCAGCAACAAAGTTGCCAGATGCGGCGCTTGCTACCTGCTCACCGTACATGGTGATCGAGGCCAGCTTATAGGTATAGGTTCCATCGGGCAGTGTCCCGCCTGCGGCAATAGCGCCACCGGGGGTAGGTGAAGTGGTAACGGCTGCGGGAGCCAAATAGTCCGACTCAAAGATCGGGGTGCGACCATAGGCGTCCATGACGATCTTGCCATCAGCCAACTCAGCCTGGGTCAGAGGAATTTGAACCTTAGTCTGCAGACCGTCCACAACGGTTTTCATCCGCTGGGACATAATCCACATCTTGGGGTCATTCTTCACCTGGCGATAGGCAGTAGCAATGTCCAAAGCTTCATCCAGATCAGGCAGGGTGATCTTATCTCCACCGGCGTCGACCACGTTGGTCGGGGCATAAGCGAAGATGCGGGGGATAATACCAGAATACTGGTAAGCATCACCGGAGAAACCAATGTCATTTGAGGCGCCCCACATAACGGAGAACTCGATCAGGTTAGAGAAGCCTTCCAGTGCGCCGGAAACTTCCTCTTCCAGGGCATCAATAAACGCTTCATCAACAGCCTGAGCAAAGCCAGTCACGGAACCCCAGATACGCTGAATTTTCAGCATAACGGTTTTACGCTGGTAAGCCCCGTTTTGATTGGAGCCCTTGCCGGTTTCGCCTTCAAACCAGGCCAGCGGGTGGGAGGTCTTGACTTTATACTCATGGGTTTTGCCTTCAGCCTGGATAACGTCCAGAGCCATAGCCAGGGGCTGCATCTTGAGCAGCTCTTCATACAGACTCTGATCGAAATCGGTAGGTACCAGCGCTTCGCCGTCACCCGAGGTCGTCAGGGCCTTTTGCAGTTGAGAAAACAAACGGTTCATTATTTCACCTCTTCAATGTTAAAATGTTTGCGAAGCGCATCCTTCAGGCTTGTTGGGCGCTGCGGTTCAGCTTCGACGGATTTTTGGTCAGGGATAACAGTTTCGGGAATTTCGCTGGTCCGGTTTACTGCGGGTCCAGGAGTTTCCTCTTCGGGTTCTGCGGGTTCAAGCGCCAACTCGATCTGTGCTTCATCACTAACAGCTTGTTCCTCGGCCTGGGGAACCTCCGCCTTAGCCTCTAAAGCTTTGATCAGTATGCCGATTTGTTCGGTCAGACCCATCACAACTTCAGCAAACGCAGCATAAACTTCGTCCGCTGTAGATGCCAACTCAATATTTTCGTCGGAGACAACAGCTGGCTCTTCGACTACTTCCTCGATCTCCTCGTCAACCTCTGCATCGTGTGCTACTGTGGGGCACACGGGGGACGCCTCCTGCTCCACCTCAGCGGGCAGTTCTTCCTCTACAGGTGACTCATCAACCTGCGCAGCTTCTTCTACGAGAACATCTTCTGCCGGCTCTTCGACAGCTTCTTCGATAGAAGCCACCTCTATAGCCGGGGTTTCTTCTGTTTCTTCGTGGATTGCTTCAACTTGGTCGGGCATAATTAATTCCTCCTTCGCTGCAGCAAGCGCTCGTTGGGCCAGGTCCATGCCATACTCCCGAGCAAGTGTTCGTAGCTCACCACTAGCGAGATTTTTTAGTCGTGCGTCATAATTTGCAGGGTGATCAACAAGGGAAATTTCCGCCAGTTGGTAATCATTGATAATCCAACCACCATCCTGCATCATTTCAATGTCATCAAAATTAATTAAAATTCCTACAGATAACGCTTGCAGCAGGCCCTGCTCAACTTCAAACACAGCCTGCGGGTCAATAACTTTAATTTCTACTTCATTCCACTCAAGCCCATCTTCCGAGCCAATGCGCAAAACTTTAGCAACCGGGCGGGGCAGGTGCATATAACGGATGTTGCCCCAAGTTCGATACTTAGGCAGCGCCCGCTCAGTAGCACCACGAGTGATCATATCACCAACCTCGTCCTTGTTGTCCGAGGTAAAGTAACCGTTGACCTTTAGCGTCCCATCTTTCGGGTCTTTCTCAAAGGCTTTACTCAGAGGTATTCCAATGATTTTTCGATACGGAGTGTTTGTTTGAGGGGCTGTAGCCATAGTTATCCTGCATTCCTTTTTGCGATATCTAAAATCCTGGCTGCCTGTTCCTGTCCTTTTTTAGATTTTCCAAATGCTGCAATAAACTCATCTTGAGGTAGTTCAAGCACCATCTCACAGGTTATTGCCGTAATTCCCCCGGAAAACTGAAAAGGTTCCGGCCAACTTGGCTGCCACAGGTCATACAGTTTTTGGTTGTCTTCCTCAGACAGATACTCATCAATAGTAGTACCTCTCGCAATAGAGGTACCAGAACGTCGTGTAATAACTGGCGCACTACTAAACATAATTACGCTGCTCCTATTTCCTTCAATCGTTTCTGTGTGAAAAAAGCAAACTTAGTCCGAATTATTTGACTTATGTACTGCTCTTCCGATCTCTCCAACCATGGAGCGAGCGGCTACACTAGAAATTGCATCAACTAATTGATAAACAGCCCGAACTACTGGGTCTGCCGTATACCATACCTTAATAGCACCACAAGCTGGACAAGTTACTGTCAAGTTAGGACCACTGGTACGTAACTTGTCCGGAGGAACGTCCGGATAAAACTCTCCGCCGAACACTCCACCCAGGCGTTTTCCACATGAAATACATACCCAATCAGACTTCTGCACTTAACACCTCCTCAACATCAGCGATCGCTTGTTTAAAGATTTTATTCACATCTTCTACAGTTTCAGCAGTACCCAATTGCTGCGATATGATCTCACTGACCTGATGCGGAATAATGTAACTGCGAAATTCACGTAGAGATTTTCCCTTACGTATTCTTCGTTTAGCAAATTCTTTCCACAAGGAAAGCTCATCTATCAGTGAGTTTCTAACTTCATCGTCGTGCTGGTCACCTCGCTCAGGGTCGGCGTCATCTTCATCATTAGGCTCGCCTGTCTGAGACGGGTCATCTGGGTCTACCGGTCGACCTTCTGGAGGATTTCCCTGCGGGTTCGGTATTTCATCCTGCGGTTCTTCCTCTTCTTCTTCGGGTTCCTGACCCTCAAACATATCACCCTGCTCATCTTTGCGTTTCGGCAATCCGATCTGGTTACGGACCTCATTGGGAGACATGGCACCCATTTGGCGGTAGCGCATATGCACCGTGGCCCGCTCAACAGCATTCAAAAAGTCAGGGTTATTAAACTTAAGAATCCAGCCATCGAACCCAAGTTCACGAACATGTACCTGTTCATATAATGCAGTCTCAAGCAAACGGAACAGGGGCACAAGGCTGGTCTCATGGAACTCCCGTCTAAGCTCACGAATGTTGGCACTGGAAACTGAGTCCGACAAACCCAGCTTTGCTCCAGGCACACCCGTTACAGCCAATTCTTCTTCCCGGGCATCTTTACGTGACGACTGGTACGGCAAACCATCTGGAAGCTTACCAAGTTCCGTAACTTTAAATTCTCCCTGGACTGCGATAGGATTTCTTCCGATGTTCTTTGGTCCAGTCCAACGAGCCTCTACCTCACGTACAAAATCGTCGAAAGCTTCATCAGATATGTCTGGGGGAAGAGAAAAAATAAGCTCAGGCTTATTCCGGTTTCTCATGTAGTCCCTAGCAGCGGTCTGTAAATAAATATCCAGCGGCAGGGTCCACTCTGTCAACGCCTCAACATCACTACCACCAATAGGAGAGCCCTCCCAGTCAGGATTAGTTACAAAAACAATATCCTTCGGGTTATTAAACTCTACTTTTTTAGTATAGTCGCTGGACAGGAACTGGTAAAAAGCAGGAGTTTTAAACCTACCGTTAGAATCCACATTAGGAACAACTAAGCCTGGCAGATGATCTAACCCAACAGCAGCCCCTGAGCTATCTCGCAAAATTTGAAAGGCAACCTGTCCGAAAAATTTCAGATACTGAACTGCTATCAGAAGCTTTGCTGCAAAACTTTCATAATCTCGGATATTATTCCATTCACGACTTGTGTGGGCATAAAACGAATACAGACGCTTCCGATGTCTTTCGGGAGCGCCCTTTCCAAACTCTTCATGTCTTACTAAAGTCCACCAGGCACCGATCGCAGAGCGACCAACAACACTCATTGATGCTCTTAGATACCCGTGCCTCTTTATGGTTTCCATCAAGGTCCAGAACTCGTTTAACTTCGTAAGCGTAGGATTTAGCTCAGATTCCTCAAACGAAGTATCGCCAGCTCTAATAACTTTTGACCTGGAGTGCGGCACAATGGCGACTTTACTGGATTTTTTAGGTGAAAAACTAATAACAGATGCTGGCACCCGTCGCCTCCTTCACAAACGAAACAGCTGCTCGTATTCTACAATCGTTTTCAATGAGCAAAAGAAAAAATACACACATTCTATGGCATCGTATTCTTAACATAGATGTCCATAGTCCAACTTTCCTTGCGTGGCGTCGGAGCATCCGTAACAATATTGCAGGTAACGTCGTAGTGATTAACCGCTGTACCTCCGGATAAGTAAACCGTTACTTTTGTACCATCCGAAGATGAGCTATCCACCGTTATTCCCTCATCAGCAACGATAGTAAAGCTCTCAATCGCTTCTCCATCAGCAAGCCAATCTGTCCAGTCAAAGTAGTAGTCTTTAACAGCATATGGAACTTTGACAAAAGTACATTTATTCATACCATCCTCCTTCAATACGGATAATTCTATTTTCTTCCTTAACAACAGTCGTGCGATCTTCAACAGGAACCACGGCGGTCTTGCATTTATCCTCTGGAATAGCACACACCCTGTGCTCCTCGATCTCAACTGTTCTGTATTCTGCTGGAATAACACACCCACGAGATGGGTCAGTTGCCACAGCACTTGGTCGCCCGAGTACTGGCGAACCCGTACGAGGTTCTCCTGTAACGATACTCTCCGCCGACAAACCATGCAACTGTCCTAATGCAGGAGAACCTACTTCAGGAATTCCAGAAGTAATTCCTTCCGCAGCCAGGGCATGTTCTTGACTAATACTTGGAGTTCCAAGTACAGGTAAGCCGGCAACTATCCCGTCCGCAACCAGGTGGCGAATGACCACCATATCCGGAGCTCCCAAAGTTGGTTGTCCGGTAGCAATGGGTACACTATCTAAGACGTGTACCTGCCCTAATGAAGGTTCACCTACCTGCGGAGCCTGAGTACTGATCGATTGCGCAGACAGCAAATGTACCTGGTTTACCTGCGGGGAACCAACAGCCGGCTGCCCAGTGGTTATTCCAGTTGCAGAAAGAACATGCGTCTGGCTTATTGTAGGAGTACCTAGTACCGGCGCTCCGGTAACAATATCCAGGGCGTCGAGAACAGCTTCTCCAGTAAGACTTGGTGTTCCAAGTACTGGCTGGCCGGTTGTTATTCCGTTTGCCGATAAGCTATGCTCTTGCACAATGCTTGGAGTTCCAAGGACAGGCGCTCCGGTAACAATCCCGTCTGCAAGCAGATCAACAAATTCTTGTAAGGTAGGCGCCCCAAGCGTTGGTTGCCCGGTAGCAATCCCGTCAGCAGACAAGGCATGTTCTTGGGTGATCGTCGGTGAGCCAAGTACTGGAGACCCGGTTACAATGGAAACTGCATCTAGCGCAACTTCTCCAGTCAGACTAGGCGTTCCAAGAACAGGGGCTCCGGTAGTTATTCCTGTAGCAGAAAGTGCATGAACTTGCCCTATGCTTGGAGACCCGAGAACAGGCGCCCCGGTTGCAATAGAATCAGGAGTAAGATTGTGCCCCTGTCCTATACTTGGGGTACCTAGTGCAGGTGCTCCAGTGCTTATTCCGATTGCAGAAAGAGCATGTGCTTGTGCAACAGTTGGCGTACCGAGCGTAGGAGACCCAGTCAGGATTGAATCTGCTGTTAGGTTCTCTTCCCCGGTAAGACTTGGTGTTCCAAGAACAGGCGCCCCAGCCGTAATACCCGTAGCAGAAAGCGCATGGGTTTGGCTGATTGCTGGAGAACCGAGAACAGGTTGCCCCGTAGTTATTCCAGTGGAAGCAAGTGCGTGTGCTTGTTCCAGCGTAGAAGTTCCGAGCGTTGGCTGCCCTGTAGTTATCCCGGTGGCTGAAAGAGCGTGTTCTTGTGCTAAGGTCGGGGTACCAAGTGTTGGCTGCCCTGTAGTTATTCCCGTTGCAGACAGGGCGTGTTCTTGGTTTAGTGTCGGAGTGCCAAGAACTGGCTGCCCCGTTGTAATACCCACTGCAGAAAGAGCGTGTGTCTGCCCTATAGTCGGGGTGCCCAACGTAGGAGCGTTGGTAACTATAGAGTTAGCAGTGAGTGCATCCACTCCAGAAGCTATTGGTAGTTCAAATTCTACCCAGCTAACCCTGGCTGTTGTAGAAAAGCCTAGTGTAGGAGTACCAAGTACCGGTGCGCCGGTAGCAATTCCGTTTGCACTCAGTACATGAATTTGAGCAATCGCAGAAGTACCGATAACCGGGGCACCAGTTGTGATGCTATCTGCGGACAGATCATGCACCTGTCCTGCTGTTGGAGTTCCCAAAACAGGAACACCAGAAAGAATGCTATCTGCACTTAATATATTAGTTTCGTGCAGCGTAGATGTTCCAACAGACGGAGCCCCCGTAGTAATATTATCTGCCGATAAAACGTGTGTTTGCCCTAGCGTTGGGCTTCCGACTGTGGGTGCACCGGCAACAATCGGGTCCGAAGTCAAGACATGTGCTTGTCCTGCAGTAGGTGTGCCAAGAACAGGAATGCCTGTGACTACGCTGTCAGAAGTAAGATCGTGAACCTGTGCCAACGTAGGAGACCCAGCAGAAGGAGCTCCCGTAACAATACCATCAGCAGCCAGAGAATGTTCTTGTGTGATGCTGGGTGTTCCCAAAGTAGGAGCACCAGTTGTTATATTGTCCGCTGTTAGCGCATGTGCCTGCCCTGCCGTAGGTGTTCCAAGAGTCGGATTGCCCGTAGCAATAGAGTCAGCAGTCAGGTGACTAAATACAGTAATGGTAGGAGAGCCGAGCACCGGATTTCCGGTTGTAATCCCATTGGCAGAAAGTGTATGTGCCTGTCCAAGGTCCGGTGTTCCAAGAGTAGGTTGCCCGGTTACAATTCCATCAGAAGTAAGATCGTGAGTTTGTCCAAGTGTGGACTGACCAGCCACAGGTTGACCGGTGGTTATTCCGTCAGCAGACAGAGCATGTATCTGACCAATTGATGATGTGCCAAGAACAGGCGCACCTGTAACTATACCATTGGCAGACAAACTGTGCTCTTGGGTAATTGTCGGAGAACAAACTGTGCTCTTGGGTAATTGTCGGAGAGCCTAGTGCAGGTTGCCCCGTGGCTATACCATCTGCAGATAAATTAAATACCTGGCCAAGATCAGGAGTTCCAAGCGTAGGAGAACTCGTTGCTATACCGTTAGCGGACAGAGCATGTTCCTGCGCCAAGGTAGGCGCAGAGAGCACAGGGGTTCCTGTGGTTATTCCATTTGCAGTTAGTGCGTGTTCTTGGGAAATGCTCGGGGACCCGAGAGTTGGCTGCCCCGTAACTATTCCATTAGCGTCCAGGTTGTCTGTTGTGTCTGTTCCTGGGACTTGGAACTCCGCCCAGGACACAACTGCATTACTAGGAACTCCTACGGTAGGAGTGCCTAGTACAGGAGCGCCAGTAGCTATCCCTGTAGCTGACAGGGCATGTGTTTGCCCGATCGTAGGGGAGCCTACGACAGGAGCGCTGGTTACTATGTTATTTGCTGTTAGGTTGTCTTCGGTGCCGGAAGAAGTGTAGCGAACTACTGGTACGCCGTACTTCCAGTAGCGACCAGTGGTACCATCATCCCACGAATCTACCGTAGGTCTTGGTACACCGTACTTCCACCAACGATTGGACGATGCCATTTATGTCCACCTGAATCCGTCCACATACAAAGACCCGGCTGTTCCGTCAAGCTTTATAACGAAGTCTAGTACGCCGTCTTCTGTTGGTGTGTAGTTAACAGAGTACTCTGTGTAGGCGGAGTCACTTATTCCCGCACAAGTATCCCACCCGTCAACCAAAGTCCCATTCATAAATAAACCAATAGATACATTTGTAGAGTTTAGGTCCGACGTTTTCTTAAGCTTAATATAAACTGTTCTCGAAACTCCGTCTTGTGCAGGGACTTGGAACATGCCTAACTGTTCTGCAAACTCTGATATATCTAAATTAAGTACAGACGAAGAAGGGGAGATTTTAATACAGTGCCCGCCACCGTCTCCACCGGTAGCATCATGCTCCATTTTTCCGGCAGAAAAATGTATAAAGTCACTTCCTTCTACGCCGTCGTGCTTTCCAAAACCAAAAAAGTTTCTAGTAGCATACGCCGACATGTCTGTAATTAAGGTAGCAGCGTTAACAGATAGATTATAACCGTATGCTTCTGTACCGCCACTTGCACCTAGCTGAAAATAACGAGACGAATGTTCTACTTTTCCTGTAGCAACATATCCCAGATCACAATTATAAAAATATATCGAAGTGTTTCTGCCTATAAAATTTGCGAAATAGCTTGTTCCTACAAGAGAACTTCCACTGCTTTGTACATTTTTTATTACAGCATTTCCCGAGCCTTGGTTAAACCCTATGTTGCATTCACCGTTTCCATATAGATAGGCTGTGTCAATAAGTATTGGGTATCCCTTATTGTCCAGAGAAATTCCCCAGCCGCCATTTAACCACACATACAGATTTGTAAATGTTACGTCACCCGTAGAATTGTATTGACTAAACCCCCCGGCACCATTATTATGTATCACACAGTTGTTCAAAATAACGTCACCGGAAGAAGAAGAATAAAAACCGTAATTATTTCCGGAGAAAGAGCAGTAAGACATAACTACTTCTCCTGAAGTAACCTGTGCCCCATTACCGGACGTTGCACAGCCGATAAACCAGTTATATGAATATACACTATCTGCTGTTGAGGATGATACCTGAAATCCGTAATTAGTAAGAGCCTCACTAAATAAACAATGACTGATCGTCAGAGACCCACCAACAGATGTACCGTAAAACGCATAATAATTCAAAAAAGATGAGTACTGTATGTTTGCTGTCGCTTCATTTCCATAAACATATACTCCATATCTCCAGTTGGTTGTGGTGTTACCCAGGCTATTAAACTCCACCCAGTCAATATCAACAGTTCCCGTGGAAATGGTCTCCACAGAAAGAATTACATAACCCCTATAAGCCTGGTTAACAGAAGTTATTTTAACATTTCTGGTAAAGTTTCCGATCTCCGATATGTATGGAGCCGTCCCGTTTTTTGCATAGGTCAGACTAGAAGAAATATTAACAGTAGTTCCCGATGCGTCACCACTCAGACTTCTTTTTTCGGCAGTATGGTTTGTTGTTGATGGTGAAATTACTATTACATCACTGCTTTTCCATCCAGTAGAAACGTCTGTTGTTAGGGATGATGCTCCTGCAGATGCGTCTGCTGCAAGGTATGCCCGATCGTACGTCATAGCTGCGCCTTGCATAACAACCTTACCACCATTTCCCTTTAACAAACCAAAATCACCGTTTGCCGCACAATCAAATTCTAATATAGCAGTTGATGACGCTGGAATAGGCGTGGCAACAGTACCTATATTTAGGGTGCCACCATTCCACACCCACAGTAACCCAGATAAACGTAATCTATAATTTGTGCTTGCGCTTGTTCCAAAACTAAGCGTACCCCGTAAGCCTACACCGAGACTAGCCAAGGATGTAGAACCTGTGCCGTAGTCAGTAGCACTTGTAACGTCATAAACTATGGCAAAACTGTTCCCTGTACCAGAGCCTGTTAGTTCACCAATAACGTATAACTTGTCTCCAGCCGAAGGCCCCTGTGTTGTAGTTGTTCTAAGCTGCCGAGCATAGTCGGTAGACGTGGCTCCACGATACAATGTTACAGAAGAAGTGTTACTTACTTTAGCCCCTACAGTATATTCTGTAGCAGCAGACAGGGTTACAGGGGATGCAAATTTTAAAAATACCCACCCATAAGATTGTGCAGCAAATGAAGTAGACGGCAAAGACCCTGTATTATCTCCAAGATCAGCAACATCGATTGTAACTTCTGTACCACTTACTGGAGAACCTCCTTGCCCAACGCAGACGGTAAATGTATCTGTTCCAGGGTCCGTAATACGACTATATATTTTTACGGCAATGCCATCTATCTCGATTGCTCCAGGAGTAAAGCCGGGAGAATAACTATAAGATGTACTTAGAGCAATACTTCCTACTTCACTATCCATCTCGGCAGTTGAATCACAGACCTTCCAAGAACTAGACGAAGACCAGTTTCCGTTAGCAGCAGCAATAAGAGTAGCCATTATACCTGCTCCTCTTCTTCAAATGGAGGAACCACAAACAGTCCCCCGGTTCTTGTGGATGCCATAATTGTCAATAACAAAAACTTCTGATCTGTGGTAGCCCGAGACTTAAAAGGCTCCGGAAG